CTGCGCCATAGTGAAAATTATATCATGTTTAGCATAAATTTTCTGCATATTAGTATGATTATACTCTGGGACACTCTCGTGTACTCCCATTGCATTATCATCACCATACGTAGTCAATGCTACAACACTCGCGAATGCGCCCTTGAAATCTGGATAGATCTCAAAGAACACGCTTCGCTGATATAATGAATTCACCAACGAGTTTACAAACACTGTAAGATTCTGCCCCGAGGGGTTAGAACCAAACAACATTGTTAAATCTCCGTTGATGGAAGCTAATGGATAAGCTATATCGGACGCCATTGCACGCATGATAGTAATATCATCGGCACTGTAGTCCATATACTTTTCCGCCATATCGACCATAATGTTTAGAGCAACATTGATCATACGACCTGACATATGAAGATCATATGCTTTAAAATCGCCAGCGACAAGGCGATCCTTCCCATGCTGAGTTAGATGTTTCATCAATCTATCCACTGGGGACCCTGAGAGTTAATACCGACTGCACACTCGAATTCAATCGGATGTGCGGACATGTACGCGGCAATTGGTAGGAAATACTTCCTAATATTGACTTGTGCATGCACAGGTGCGGCTTCAAACACTCGAACCTTATCCTTGTTAAGTTTCGTGGGTTCATCTTTAGTACAACACTTAAAGATAGGATTACAGGAACGACCAGCGAGATACTCGCTACGGTCAAACTCAGCCTGATCCAATACCATCTGTGCGATAGCACGGGGGTTATTGTGATTAGGATGTTCCTCCGGCAGGAGGTCTGTAAGATAAGCTGACTTAGGTCCCTTTAAAGGGAAACCCATTGATGTCGAAGGTTTCATGGCGTCAACGAATTTAACTCCGTCTTGACCAGAAATGATTTCAATATCATTCAGAGGGCACAACTTGGATGCATCTTTCAATGCATCAGGATCCTTCATAAGATTGTCAATAGACTTATGATAGTCATTGACTGCTTTTTGTAAGATTTTGGTAGAAAACTCTTGACGAGCATTACCAGCACCTTCCAAGTAAGCAGAATAAGGAGCCCATTCGGGAACGGACTTCTTACCAGTCTTTGGATCTTTGCGACAGTTCGCAGGTGGACCCCACTCCTGTTCCTGTCCTGTGGCCTTGGTCACAGCCGCCGCGATGGGAGACTCAATAACCG